TAGGTTCTAATTCATCCTGCATATTTTCTGAATATGTTTTATCCATATAAATTATTTGGTTTTTTAATTGGCATCCCAGCCCTATCAAACCATCTATTATCAGCTGTTACATAGGTGTGGGACATAAATCCCTCACATTTAATTGCTCTTTTTGTAATTTTGCCTAGGTATATTGTTCCATCTTTATTAACTAGTTCTAGTGTCTTATGCAAATTTTGATATATTCTATCATATGCAACAAATTTAGTTTCGCTGTCGCCTTTGTAGTGTCTATTACTTTCAGGTATTATCACCAAACACCTCTCTCATTATAAACTTACATTTTGTTATGTTAAATGTTATAAAAGGTTTATATCTTTTTATTTGTTGAGATAAGTCTGGCCACACCACTTTCTCTTTAATCTCAATATCCCAGCTTTTAACAAACGATAAAATCTTATCAAAGGTGACCATTGTTTGAAGGCTGATTTTTTTTGAAAGATATAACCGTAGCATTCTAGGATGTTGTCCGCCAACCACCTTAAACATATCATCAAAATTCCCACCACTATCGCCGATAGCTAAATTGATAGTATTACAATCGGCTCTAAAATTGTAAGTAAAGGATTCTTTAAACTTTTTAAACTTGTTATAAGTTTCTTCTCCATCTGTCCGTACTAAATCTCCTATCCATTTCTTTGAATCTGATACAAAATTTGAAACAAAATAATCTAATAATTCTTCATTGTTATATTTCGTAGCCAACTTATGAAAGTAAAATCTATCATTTCGTTTCAAAAAACTATTTAGGGAACAATTAACTTTCGCATTATGCTTAAAAAAATCATAGTTATTAGTAGTAAAATGAAGTTTAATAGCAAGATACAATTTATAGGTATCATAGCTAGTCATCATACAGGCAACACTCCTGTGCTTGATTTTTGTATCAAGTTTTTCTTTTCTGCTTCTGATTGGATTTTTTCTTTTAAAGCTTTATTGATTAATGAATTAATAGAACCTGTGTCAATATTATTTTCTTCACAATAAAGTACAACTGCGTCCATATAAGATATTTTTTTTTCTTTTACAGAATTTTCTATAATTAGGCCAAACTTTTTGCTGTTCATTAATATCTTATTCATCTTACTATTATATCATAATAAGGAGTAAAGTCAATCGTTCCCATAATATACGATAGTTTTTCTGTTGCCACGATATACTATCAAACGCCGTTACCTATTAACTAGGCAGCAAGAGCATAACTTTCGTTAGCTTTTATGTGTTTGTCCTTTAAAGTAGCAACCTACTATTTAACTCCAGATAGTTTTAATCGTGAATCGATCCTAATTCCACCCCTTATATTGCATTGTATAAATGGTGGAGTGGTCGGGAATTGCACCCGAGTGTTCTCCAACTATTATCTATCCTTCAACGTCAAATTCATTATAAACTTTGTTTTTTTGGCATAAACTTTAAATCAAATGAGTTGTATAATATACAAGATTCTATACCACTCATTGTTGACATAACTACAAGTGATTGTGTGTATGTAGGGTCAATATAATAACTTACTATAAAAACTGGTTCACCATATGGTTTAGCTCTATCTCTACCAACAGAAACATTAACCAATGTCATTTCATTTTTTTCAATATATGCAAGTACACTTTCACTAATTCCACATATAACAGGCATTTGTAACCAATATAATTGCCCTTGTTCACTTGGCATTTCAGGCAATGGTGATTCTTCCGCCACAGCATAAACAATCTGTCCATTAAATTTAGCACCTGCCTTACCAAATCCTAAAGCCCAAGGCTTAAATCCTTCCACCTCTAACATCTGATTTACTGCTTCCAAAGGACCATAATGTATTGGGGCCGTTTGTTTGTATAATGGATATCTGTTTAGATTATCTCCGTCGGCAAATAAGATGTTTGAAGTAAGTAAAATAGCGATAAACGCTAAAATAAATCTCTTAAACATAACACTATTATTTATGTGGAGATGGTGGAAATTAACTTATTTTTGCCAAAGAATCTTTATGCAAATTGAAAAAATCTGTTGCGTGTTTGTAGAATAGCTCTTGGTGTTTTTTTATGTCAGTTTCGCTGTGTAACCACTCTTGTACAAAACCATCTTCGCAAGAAGCCAACACTAAAGTTTGTTCTATTTTCTTACCAGGATAAATTTCTTCAAACATTTTAGCATAAGCAGCTGTTTGTAAGAAGTTACCATAATTATAATCTGCGTCCCGTCTTTTAGTTGAAGATTTAAAATCAATTACAGTTAATTTACCTTTATAATCAGCAACACAATCAACCTGTCCTGCAACACTCATTTCTTTAGAATACAAATACTCCTCTATACAATGAATATTCTCTATTCTAGCAAGATAAGGTTTCATTATTCTAAACAATCCTAATGGAGTTACAGCAGTTATTCCTACTGAAGCATAATCTTCATTTTTTAAATGGTTCTCAACCAAGCTATGCATTGTCTTACCTCTATTTGTAGAAGTAATTGAAATATAATTGGCCATCTTTTCGCCAACGGCATCCCGCCATCCTTGGATTTTTGCTTTTCGTTCTGGAATAGAACCTAGTATTGAAGTTACGGAAGGCATATTAACACCATCAATAGTATAATATCTTATACCATCACGGTTTTTGCCTTTCACACCTAATCCTTTAGGTAATACTTTTTCATCTAATTTTATATGTTTAAACGCCATAATATATCTTCCTATATTTTATTATTAATTGTAACATAAAAAACTGCTTATGTCAACTACTCCTTCAGTCCATAAGAGAATCATTAACTTCATCTGTTGTTGGACCTGTAGTATTACTATATTCTTTTTGATATGAAGTTCTACCGTCAGCTCCTCTTAATGCTCTTAAATATTCTTTTCTATTATCATCTTCATTTTTATATGAGCAATGGACCCAACCTGAATTAGGTTCATCTGGATTCCAATACTCTAAAATACATTGGTCAAAACTTAAATTATCTACAATCCAATCTGCTAGTTCTTTATTAGACAATCCAAAAATTTCAAAATCAGCAGCCTGTCCTTTAGCGTGTTGAGAATTTGCACTTGATCCTATTGCAACACATAATTCCTCTGACCTAAAGCCAGAAGATATGGATACAACCTTATCAAAATGTTCTCTAACAACCTGTAAAACATGGTCACAAAGTCTTTGTAGACTCTCAATATGGTCCTCATTAGGATTATTATTGATACCCTTCCTTGTGGCCGTTTCACTACGGATAAGCTCTTTAAGTGTGAAGTTTTTGCTTAACTGCATTTATTTTATCCTTTGCTTGTAGTTTTAATTTCTTTAACTCTTTCAACTCAATCCAACTTGTGGATGTTCTATCATATGTTCTTTGTTCTGTTAATGTTTTTGTTTTTGCATTCATACGCTTGTGGTCCTTAATCATCTTCTTTAGAAGACTCATAAATTTACCCCCTAGTAAGTTTTAACAATTTCTCCATTTGTCCTTTAATAATTGGGCCTCTATTAGGCCAATGTATATAAGGTTCGTTAGATTTGGATAGATTATAAAGAAATGGTAATACAACCTTTTCAATTTCTTTAAATCTCTTTTTCACATCTACGCTGTCTATTTCTTTTTGTACAGATTCTTTTTCTTGTACTATCTGCATTATCTCAGCCATCATAGCCTTAACATCTTTGACATCTGATTTAACTTTAGACAATTCTATGTTTGTTCCTTCAAATTTAGAATCAATAACTTGTTTATCAACACCTGCTTTTACTTCTGCAGGTTTAGATGAAACAGGCGTAAAACCATAATCTATATTCATATCAAATTCACGCATAAAATCTGGTATACTATCCGCCATAATGTTTCTCCTTTTAAATTTTTTCTTTTATGGGTTTCTTTTGTGGGTATATAAAATTGGTAAGTATTTCGTTATTACGCTTTTCTGGAAAAGGTAACATTTTCATAGGCGTAATTACATAATCTTTTGTAGGTTTAACTACATAATTATAAGCGTGAGTTTTAATATCATCTTTTGTAGATATAATAGTTATTACATCTATAGTATTATAAGCTTTTACATAAGCATTGTTATTTACTACTAAACCACCACCACTCGTTAATAAAGCAAACTCCGAACACCCAGCTAATAGAAGTCCTGCAACTATCATAAGGCAGGACTTTCTAGCAAAGCAGGATAGTCCTGCCATTATGTTGTAGAATGAGCGGATTGACCTATTAGACTCTGGTTTACGACCGTTGTGTTTCAGTTGCTCGCTCTCTACTGTATTATTTATTTTTTGCATTTTGTCTAGCTCTATGCTTTTTTATTACTTGTTCTGTTTTGATTTGTTTTGTAGACCTGGTGCTCATTTCTTTTGCAAGAGCACTTGTTGGGTGTTTTTCAGCAATCCTTGATAGATTCTCCTTCCATCCCTGGTCTTGTCTGTAACTCATTCCACTAACCCCACCAACTATATTAATTCTATTAATCACTTGTTTAATATGTGTGTTAGTATTTAGATATTCTTCTTTTTCTGCAATTGACATTATTTGGTCAAATTCTTTACCTGTTTTAGTATCTTCAAACGAATATATTGGCATTGTCAATTATTCTGTTGTCTTAATTCTTTTTAGCGTAGCTAGTTTACCTTCAACAGTAGATAATTTTTCTAGTTCCTTTTCAAGTGTTCCAACATAATCAATATGGTCTGGAATCGCTATAGTAGGATTATCTAAAAAAGTGGTTATGTTAGCTGTTAATACTGCTACTTCACCTTCTAGTTTTTTTGTTAGTGCTTCTCTAATCATTATATCTCCTTTTCTTTTGAATAAAAATTTGTAATTTCATTAGCTTCTAATACTTTCAACACTTCATTTTTTTTTCTATCTGAAATTCTTTTTTCTGCTTCATAGATAATCTTATGTGTATCGGTAACGCTATTTTCTTTTATAGTTCCTTCTTCTCTAATATTATCCATTTCTTTTCTAACTTCTACTTGTTGTCTGAATGTTTCCATACTAGATTCTAATTCTTCTTTTTGTTCTTCAAGTGTTTGTGGTTCTCCCTTTTGCATTAATGTAATGTTCTATTTTTAGGTATTAAATTCATACCCAATTTTTTTAATTCGTTTAATTGATAAACCCTATTCTCTGGTTTTTTCATAAGGTCTACTATTTTATTTTTCCACAACTCTTTCCACTCTAAACTCACAGCTTGATTCATTAAGGTTACTAAATTTTCTGCTCTGTGCCAAAATAAATCTTCTTTAGTCATATTCGATTCTAAACCTTCTACCATTATACTACTCTTTTTGCTCATTGTCAACCTCTCTCTCATTCCAATCCATTATTTGATTTAACTTTAAGCGTATTTCATCTGGATCCAAATCTGATAATTCTTTAGCACCTAATTTTTCTACAAAAGTCTTATAATCTCTTTCTTTACTTCTTAATCTTTCTATTAAAGATTGTTTTCTGCTAACCTTTGTTCTTAAATCTTGTTCTATATTAGCTTGTGTTAATGCTTTATGCATTGACCTTTGTTTAAATGAAATATTAGCAGCAATTAATAACAATACTGCCAATGGGTCAAATACAAAGATTAAAACAATGATAATAATTCTTACTGCTTCATCAAAATGGTCTTTAGCACCATCTACTCCATATATTAATTCTGCAACATATTTTAATGGACCTACATCTGCCTCTATCTTTAACTGTTCTATTTCAATATTACTTTTTTCTAAAGTCAATTGAGCAATAGCTTCCATTGCAATTTTAATTTCTGTATTTAATATATCTCGTTCTTCTTTTTGTTTCTTACGTTCTTTTAAACCTTTAGTAACACGTTCCCTATCAATATAGACTTCCATTACACGGTCTAATTGATTTAATACATTTTCGCTTCTATCTATGATTATTTGTTGTTGATTAATTTGTTTATCTATTAAAGCAATCTGTACTGTATTATCTCCAGTAGGTCTAATTTGGTCTAGGTGTGCCTTTGATAAAAAACCAAAGATACCCATACTCGTTATAAACACTAAAACAACAATTGCAATTGTTAAATACCACCTTACTAACCTGGGTAATAAATTACTGTGCCAATTCCGATACAACCAAGAAGCAGCAACTAATTTACCTACTTCTAATGCTGACCCCATAGCAATAATAGCCACCGTTGCACCTGAAAATAATGTTGCAAGTCCCACAATGGAATAACCTGCAGCTATTACAGATATAGATATAGCTGTTAGTAGTGTTAAGATAGCAAAAAACATATCTAATATTTATTATGCGAATAATGATTTATTCAAAGCATTTTTTGTATACCACTTCTCAAATTTCGGGTCTTTTACAAAGTGCTTTTGAATTCTATCGGAAGATACTTGCCCCATTTTGATACACATGGCAAGGTCTCTATATTCTTTCTCCCTTTTTTTACTAATGGAGTGTTTTTTTGTCTTCATACGGTTTTACATCCTTCATTGATTCTTTAATTGAGTCACACATTCCTTCATATTCATCATCCTTTAAAACTGTTTTATAAATTCTTAATCCTATTGCAACTAATGTAGCAGCAACTATTTGCCATTCAAATTTTAATGCTAATTGTACAGAATATTTAAATACTTTTTGATAACAATTATCAAGTATTCCAGGATCATTTTTGTTTTTCTTCATCTTTTTTTACTTTTTCTAATTCACTATTTTGTCCTAACAACTTCCAAAAATTATCAAGTGCTTTTAATTCTACATCTGGTCTCTTTCCATTTGAACAGCTAGATGTTAATAAAATAAGTAATATTAATAGTCTAATCATTTCCGTTTATATTCTTATCACTAGCAAACTTATCTTCCAATTTTCTAATTTTTTTAATTATTAAAGCAACTCGTTTATCATAATCCGCTGTTGTAGAAAACTTATCAATATATCTAATTAAAATTAATGAATCCATTTCTCCACGATTGTCTAACATTTCTTTTCTTTTTTCTCTAAACTTTTTATAAGCAGGATGTTCATTTAAAATTCGTACATATTCTTTTACACTTTCACATTTGGTAGCAAATACTCTTACACCCCAACCAGGCCACTTTTTAACACCTAAAGGTATCATATGTTCAGTATCTTTATTCCAAGTTCTTATACCAAATAAATTATTACCTTCATTTGCAAATCTACTATTTCCCCAACCAGACTCTAATGCAGCTTGAGCAATTATCATTTCATATGGAACTCTTTTATCATAAGTTAAACTGAAATTAATATAATCAATACATTTATGTAAAGCTCTAACAAATTGAACATCATTATGATACACAAATTCAGGTTCTCTTAATTCTAAATCATCTATTTTTGTTATATAAAATTTTTCTAATTCTGAATTAACTTTTTTGATAGCAATTTTATTAGGATGAAATGTCCCATAACCAAATGCAATACTTAAAACTACACACACTAAAATAAATATCTTGGTCCATTTCCACATTATATCAGCCCACACTTTAGGTCTTTTACCATTTTTACCCACAAACACCTGCCTTTAATACTTTTTTAATATCACTTAATTTTTTCTTTCTATCTACTGTAATTACATACCATTTGTATCTAATTAAATGTTCATTGGAAGGTCCAACCCATTCAATATCATACTCTCTTTGAAAAGTTAATAATCCTTTTAAATATAATTGTACTATATCATCAAAATTATTTTCTCTTTTTTCTTTTGGTATTGTAGGTGTTTTAAACTGACCTTTACCTTTTATTAAATTCTGTAATATTTCTTTTTTCTTTTTATTTAGCTTTAACATATCTCATTTTCTCCACGTATTAATCATATCCACAATCCTCAAATTTCCTTTGTGTAAATATTAAATTTTTCTTTGATAAAAATTCTCTATAACCTTTAAATATCTTTTTACTAGTTCTACCTGGATAATTATTTAGGATATCTTTATGTAGATAACCTGTATAATAAGTCATCCTTTTACCAGGATGACCGCCTTGTAGTGTATGATGGATTATGTTAAGACCTTTTTCTATATTTTGTTTAATAAAGGGGTCTATATAATTTTTTTCTTCACTTGCCATAATATAATTCAATTCTATAATCTTAAACCAAATTCTTCAACCTTATCCTGAAATGACCAAAACATATCGTTATGAGCACCACTATTTCCTTTGTTCTGCATTTGAAATAAATGTACCATTTCGTGGACTAAAGTATCTAAAAAATCTTTCTTGGTCTTATATGATGATTCCATTTCCAATTTATAAAGTCTAGTACCTTTTCTTTTCCATTCCAAGGTAACTACTTGTCCGATACATTTTTGTCTATCTAAATCTTTGATTTCAACTTGGCCAAATGGAGATAATTCTTTTCCAAATATAATCTCATTAAAAACTTTAAAATATTTCTTAATATCTTTATATGTAGATTTATATTGTCTACCAAGAGCAAATTCTCTTTTAAGTTTTCTTTTTAATTTAATGACTTTTTGTCTTTTTCTCATTTCTCTCCTTAAATGAATAATAAATTCCTACAATTATAGAACCTAAAATAACTATAAACAGTTCTTTAGGGATAATCACATAAATTATTTGTAGTGCCTTGTAAATTAAATTAAATACATCCATTTGGACTACCTTTTAATAATTCACATTTATATTTTTCATCTGCCTTTAATCTCATATCAGCAGCAATACCTTCTAAAATTCTAGGTAGATTTGCTTCTAATACTGAAATCATTTCAATAGCAAAAATATGTGCAACGGCCTGAAGTTCATTCTCCATAACCTCTACCATACCTTCAACATTATCCTCCAAAATTACTTGGGTTATAATGTGACCTATTGTTTGGTCATTTGCTTTTGCATTTACAGAAAATAATGTAAATACTAAAGATAATATAATCAATATTTTTTTCATTAATAATTAACAACCTTTCCACCGTTAGCAGAATAATCTGCAACAACATTTCCTGACAATTTGTCAACATAACAATAAATTTTATTGTCATTTTTAAAATCTTTAATAACTTCGTCAATATTGTTTTCATCAATACCAATCATATTAAGATTTTCAACTTGCAAAATTGTATTTTTTGCAACAGTTGAGTTATAAACACCAGCTTTCATTTTAGCAAGTATTCTATCAACATTTTTTTCGGCTGTATCTTCAGCCCATTGTTTCACTTTACCCATAATGTATTTCCTTTTTCTTTCATTGTTAATATACTACTATTCTATCAAAAAAAGGCATACATTACAAGCATTATTCCAGTTATTTTGTCCGTTAGTTTTATTATATATCAAGGGTTTTGGGGTGGGACACTTTGTACTTTTAAAATGTTCTACTTTTGTTCTCACCCCTAGGTTGTATATTATAGAATCAATATACTACTATTTATCTTATGCTGTTTTGTAATTATCGTTCCAACCAAAAGCCTCTTTAACTACTGCGTCCGTAAGACCTTTATAAACTTTATTTAATGATTTGTCTTTAACATTAACTAAAAGCTTCGCTTCATCAGCGTGTAATCCTTCTAGGATTTGTATAAACATAGTTTCTTTTTTAGTTTTGGATATTTTGGTATCAGCACCTGTTACAAAGTGCCATAATCTTTTGGTTTCACTTGCAAGTAAAGTATGTTCTGTACCTGCTGGTGCGTCATTTTCTTTATATGGTGGAATACCTTCTGGTAAATCCCATTTGATACTTGGATCAAATGCACCTTTTAAAATTTGTCTTAATGATACAGAATCATTTTGTTGTAATATTTCAATTTTTTTAGGTTTGTCTTTTGCATTATTTACTTTAGTCAAAATTTCACTAAGCAAGACAGCACCTGAACCTTCATAATTTAAACTTTGTGATGTTATAGGCATATCGCCCTCCTCATTTTGTTATATAACTTTTAAATAAGGGCGGTTTGAGTCTCCCGCTGCCGCCCTTATTATTTATGCGTGTGTTAATTACGCACTTCTGTAAGCATACGGCGTACCGTATAGTTTTTTAATACCAGCAGCGACTATCGCTCTAGTAGGGGTTCCAAGTCTGTAAGATGTACCTCTAGCAGATTTATTTACATAAATCATATTGCCTTCAGCTCTTAAAGTATCAACCAACGCTCTAGGTGAGGTTAGGTCGAATCTGTTTCTTAAAACTTTCCAAGAAATTGGATCGCCTTTAGATAAAAGGTTCATAACCTTTCTTCGTTTTGACAATCTCTTTCTACCTCTGGTAGAGGTTCTTTTGTGTTTGCTAACTACTTTTAATTCGTCTTTTGCAAACATTTTGTTAAATAATTTAAACATTATTTACTCCTTATTTGTATCATTAATTCAAATATTATATGTTGATACAACAAACTATATAATATATTCCAAATTGCTTTATGGAATTCGTATAATATTGTTAGATGTTCTTTTGTAAATTGATAGCAGATAATCCTTTTGCGGTTTCTTCAGTATCAAATAAAATATCATCACCTTCATTTAAATCTTGCAATCCAGCGGCTCTAACTGCTGTAGAATGGATAAATACATCTTTTTCTTTGTCTTCTCTTTCAATAAACCCAAATCCTTTGGTAGGGTTAAACCATTTTACTTTTCCTTTTATACTCATATTTGTCTTTTACTTTTCCTTTTCTTTTTCTTTTTTTGGGAATAGATTGCTGTAATCAATAGCGACAGCATACAAACTTTTCCCCTTCTTTGTTGTCTTAATATTTTTGTCAACCCATTTATGTAATGGATGTAACACTTTAAATTTTCTCATTAATAAAGACCGTAATCCTTCTGCAACTAATTTATAATCTTTTAAAAAATGTTCATTAGTAACATCAATACCTTCACTTGTAAATTCAACTAATAATTTAGCAGCAATATCATCACATACGTGCTGAATATAAATTTTATTATGTTGAAGTTTAATTCTTTCCTGTGTGGATGGATGGATATTTACACCTGTTCTTTTAACTATTTCAAGTGGGAAATATAATATGTTATTTTTCTTTTTTCCTTTTTTCTTGTCTTTATCGTTATTATTATCTATTTTGTCTACCATCATTATTTATTAATTACTTCACCTTTAAAGTTAACTTTACCTTTATCAACAAAATACTCTACTAATTGATTATATCCGCCAATGACTTCTTCGTCAATTTTAATTTGTGGCATTGTTCTAACTTGTTTTCCTAATTCCTTAAATAATTCTTCTGGTGTCTTAAATTCTTTTCCATACATTTTTTCTGTATAGTTCAGGCCAAGGCGTTTTAACAACGCCTTTGCCTTATCACAATAAATACAATTGTCTTTACTAAAAACAATTAATTTAATTTGTTGTGATTTCATTTTTATTCTCTACTACTATCTCTAAATCGTTGTAGGATTTTTCTGCTAATTTCTTTAGCTCAAAAGCATCCACAACTGTAGCGATTGAATAATTGTACATTTTATTAAACTCACCTAAAGGTAATCTTAATCCAATCCACGCCCTATAATAACCATTTTTTGTCATAGTTACTTCTTGAGCAAAGATTTCATAACCTCTTACTTGAGTTTGTTTGATATGATTTACAAGAGCAGATTCAACATCCGTAATTATACTTTTCTGATTAGTTTTACCTAATTCAGTTATGAATATTTTAATCTTCTTATTCATCTCCCCCTTGATAATATCGGCAAGTTCTGCTTTTGCAACCATTTTAGCCTTGTCTATTGCAAGTTCTAATGATGGAGAAACAGCAGTTCCTGTACCAAAAATACATTCTTTATTTTTAGTTTTTCCGAACCTTTTTTTGCCACACGCCTTTTTCTCAGCGATGTCAGCCATATACCAAGCTGGAACTTTAGTAACGGTTTTACCGCCTTCTTTTTTTATATTATAACTGTTACTTGAACAATTACTCAATAAAAGACCTAAAGTTAATATCATTATGTATTTCAATAACATATTCATTATTTTTTAGTCTCCTTCACCTTATTATACATATTATAAACTAATTGCTTTGTTTTGTCAACAAGCTGAGTCTTCTCAATTGTTGTTGTAATAGGAACATACGAAAAAGCAATCAAAATCCATACAATCCCTAATGTAAATAGTGTTTTTATCAAACTTAACATTATCTAATTACCTCCCATTTACCTGTTGGTGTTAAACACACGGTTCCTGGTCTTTTAAAAAGACTATCAGGTTTTGCATATTTTCTGCAATATAGAGGTGCGTTTATATCTCTATAATAGAACTCGGCAAATAACTCCCAGTAACCTGGTTTCTTTGCCTTCTCTAATTCAATTTGTTTTTTTAATTTTTCAATTTCTTCATTTTTAGTAACACCGTGTTTTGTATCAGCACAATGTAATACTTCTTTTTTAGTTATGGTATCGCCTTCTTGTTTTATAACAACAGTAACAAAGCACCATTGTCCGTCTGGTGTAACCCAACGTTCTTTAACATCACTTTTTAATACGTTCTCATCATCATTGGTCATTTTAATAAGTTCAACTTCGTATTTTTCTATTCCTGTATCAACTTGTATTGTGTCTGTTTTTTTAAATATATCATCCTTTTTATTTAAATCACAATCAACACAAGCGTGGCCTTTTGTAGAAAAAAATATAAAAAATAATACAATCATTATTCCTGTTATCCAATAAAAATATCTATCTGGTCTCATTTTAAAGCTCTTTAATCATTACTCGTCCATCTGGCAATATGCAAGCAACTCCCTTGTTTGTATTTCTTACAGGTCCACTTGAAAAGACAGCAACTGGCCAAGACGGTGTTATATTAATCGTACTATCAAAACTTCTACATTTAATTGGACCTTCGTACCAAGTTCTTGTAGTTTTAATACTTCCTGAATTGTTTGTGTTTGGATTAAACCAATTTGTTATATTCGGTTCATTTGGTGCTCCTATTAAATGGTCTACAAAATATTTCTTATGAGTATTAAAATCATCATTCCATACTGCGTCAGCACCTACAACTGCTCCAATAGAAGCACAAGCGGCAATCACATATGGATCATTAATTACACCTGCACAAGTACCACCAGCCGTTACTGCACCGATACTAGAACCTGATGTATCAATTGCGGCTTGTTTAACTGCACAATTTGTTAAAAATAAAAAACTAATTAAAAGTAATATTTTTTGCACTACTAACTCCTGATGGAGAAGAATCTTTTTTAGATTTAATCACAGACTTTTTTTCTCTTTCTTCATCTTCTTCTCGTTTTTGTTTCATCCAATATGGTTCTATACCTAACACATCCCAATTATA